GCGCTCGCAAGTACGATTTCGACAGCAACAGCATTTGGAGCCAAGCTCTGGACGCTTCTGTGGTACCGACTGGTGTGGAAGTTTCGGGTAACCCTTTCAGCTCAATCTACCTGAACAACTCTTCGGTAATCTTGGGTGAAGACCAAGTCAGCTCCTATGGTGAGGACCTTAGCTCCCTTACCAAGTGCGACCTTCTGAGCAAGCTGAATCTGGTTGCTCCTGACCCTTCTCCGATTGCTGCTGTCACGAACGCTTTCTGCGTACCCACCGTTGAGCAGTACTTCCAGTCTGAGTCCTACATGGTCCCCGCAATCGAGGCCATCCTAATCGGTAACTACACCACTGGAACTGGCAGTTTGGGTCCGATTCAGCAGATAGACGTTGGATCGGCCCCCGTTACTGTTCCTCCAACCGTTCCCGACGGAGTCTACAACAACGTTGCCTTTACTGGTGGAACTGGATCAGGTGCTGTAGGTTCTCTAACCATCACCGCTAATGCAGTGACTGCTGTCTCAATTGAGAAGCACGGTCTCGGTTACGCTATAGGCGATACTTTGTCCTACGACGTTATCTATGGTAACGGTGACCTGACCATCTCTCAAATCGAAAACTCTGTTTCTGGGTCGGTTATCGGTGTTGAACCCGGATACGGCTCTCGTTTGGAAAGCCTCGGATTCAAACTGAACGTCAGTGGCGTTCAACTTGATACGATCAAGGCGAACCTGGTTGGCACCTACTTAAACGTAACTGCTACCCCCGCTCCTGGTGTTGCTCCTGACGGTGTCACCCCAGTTGTTATTGGCGATCGTCTGACCGTTGTTGAGGCTGGCGCAGGATCATACAAATGGGTTGTCATCAAGGAAGATGCCCTGGGTGGAGATCTTAGTGCCTACGGTAGCCCCTGCTACGGTAGCCAAGTTGAGATGGTCTACACACCTGAGCAAGGTGTACCTAAGAACCTATGGCGTTTCGACGCTATCACCCCGACCGAGCAGATCAATGACGCTCTGCGTGGTGTTGGTTTCAACGGTGTCCCTCAGGCTGAGTTTGTGGAGGCCGGTGTTGACACTGTGAACCGTATGCTCGACGATTCTCAGCGTTACTTCAACCCCTTCGGCTTTATCGCCTTCTACGGACCTTATATCGAAAACGGTGCTGGTCAGTTCATTCCTCCGTCTGCTTATGTGACCGGTGTGGCCCTGCGCCGCTATCGTGCCGAGGGATACCAGTTCCCACCTGCAGGTGTGAAGTACCAGTTGGCCGACGCCGTTGGCGTTCAGCTGCCTGTGAACTCTTCTCAGCAGAACCTTCTCAACCCCAAAGGTTGCAACGTGGTCCGCACGCTGCCTGGTTACCCTCAAACCGCCGTGTTTATCTGGGGTGGTCGTTGCCGTGTGAACGAGAGAGATGCTCAACAGCGTCTGTATCAGTTCGTCAACACTCGCGTTATTCTCAACGTGGTGTACGGTTCGCTGCGTAACGCCTTCGATAGTCAGATCTTCAACATCATCGATGGTTTCGGTGTGGTCTTCAACCAGATCATCTCCATCGGTAACAGCGTTCTCAACCAGCTGTATGTCCGGGGTGCTCTGTTCGGTTCGAAGCCTCGCGATGCCTTCCTGGTTATCTGCGACGACCGCATCAACCTGCCCGAGGATCTCGAGAACGGAGTAGTCAACGCAAAAGTTTTTGTAACACCTGTCCCAACTCTCGAACGTATTCAGATTGATTTGATTCGCGTAGCGATCGGTAAGATGGGTCAAGAACTCGACATTCAGGGTCTCGGCCAATCTAACCAATAAGAGTAGAGTTTACTTTAGGGAAACAACCCTATACTCATTATTATGAGGGTCTATTACACCTACGCATATCTTCGTGAAGACCGGACCCCTTACTATATTGGTAAGGGTCATGGCAATCGTTGTTATGAGTCAAGCGGGAGGCATATTCCTACACCCAAGGACCCCTCCCGTATTATCTTCCTGAAACAAGGATTGTCGGAAGAAGAAGCATTCAGACACGAATGCTACATAATCTTTATCTTGGGTCGTAAAGATCTTGGAACCGGAATCCTTAGAAACCTTACAAATGGTGGAGAGGGGGCATCAGGGGCAGTGAGATCCGAAGAGACCCGAAAAACCCTTGCCGAACGGAAACAAGGAGAAGAAAATCCCAACTACGGGAACTCCTGGTACCACAACCCTGAAACGGGTGAGGAAAGGTGCTTCTGTGTACCTCCCGATGGGTGGTCTAAGGGCAGGTCGCCTGCGACTAGGCAGATTCTTCGAGAGTCGAAACTAACCCGAGAGGTTACTCAAGAGACCAAGGAAAAAATCAGAAAAATACGGACGGGCACCAAAGCGTCTAAGGAAACTAAAGAAAAGATGTCCGCCTCCCTGTCTGGACCCAATAACCCTAACTTCGGTAAAAAACTTCGCTGGTGGGTAAACGCCAATGGGGAAACCTCTTATCGAGAAGAATCCCCCGGATCAGAATGGAAACCTGGACGAAAATGGAAATAGCGATGCACAGGGAACTAAACATCCGGATCCCAGACTCCTTGTTTTTTCAACTTGAGATAAAAGCGGAAGAACAGGGCGTTTCTCTTGAAGCGCTCTGCACTTCCCTTCTCTCAGGGGAAAACAACGAGGGTTGTCTTGTGGATATAAGTTATTACGAATCATTGAATCTAGATGTGCTTCGTAAAGAGATTCGAAAAGTCATTGAAAGTGACCTCAGCAAGGAAGAGGTACGAAAAAGAGTGAACGCACTTGAGTTTCAGATTTCACGAAGGTACATTCGATGAGCGATCCCAATCTTTTGTCCGCCTCTATTCGGGGCATTTCCTACCCGTTAAGGGTTGTTAACGGTAACCTTTCTGTAGGCACCGATTACAACCTCGTTACGCAACAGATTCGCAGCGTGATTGAGACTCGGTATTACGAGCGAGTAATGCGGGCGGATTACGGTATTGGAGATTATGTTCTAGAGATTTTAGACCCCGCTCAAATAAACTCTGCTATTCAATACAGTATATATCAAAATGTCCCCTCAGTAACCGAACTTACAGTAACAGGGGACTGGAAGTCTCAGGGAGATGATGGGTTGTACCGAGTGGCTATTCAATACTCCGTTGACGGGGTGCCGCAACCACCGCTCAACTTTACTCTGGCGAATTGAGGGTAAAATAGCTTATCAATGCTGTTGCTGTGTGAATTACCTGGGGCACTACATTAAACTAATGCGCAAAGCAGAGCAACGGGGCTGGTCGAAGAGGTCTGCCCCGTGTTATGTGGAGGAGCATCATGTGTTCATCAAGGCAGTGTTTGGGGAGAATGACCGTGTGGTGTGCCTGACGGCGAGGGAGCACTTTATTGCACACTTGCTGCTGTGGAAAGCATACCGTAACCGGTACGGGGTGCAACACTGGAAGACGGCGAAGACTGCTCACGCTGTCTGGAACATGGCAGGAGTGACTAGAAACAACCCAGGCAGACTACCCTCTTCATGGGAGTTTAGTCAAGCGCGAGTTGCCTCTTCTGAAGCAAAAAGAGGTGACTTACACTGGACACGAAGAACTGGGGTGTCGCAAGAAACCCGCACCCGTCAGTCTAATGCTGCTACAGGTAGAGTCGCTTGGACAAATGGCAAAAGAAACACATACAGTCGCGAGTGTCCTGGAGAAGGTTGGGAAAGAGGGTTAACCTTAACAGAGGAACAAGTAAAGTCACGGAGCAACGCGAACTTAGGTAAAAAATACGGAAAAAGAGATGCTTCAGTTGGCGCCAAGATTTCCGCTGCCAAAAAAGGCAAACCGATGACTGACGCTCACAAACAAGCGCTCTCTGAAAGTCACGCCAACCGGATAGTTCTGACTTGTCCAGTTTGCGGTAAAGAAATAAAAGGTGGGCAAGGAAACCTGAAACAACACATGCGCACTCACGAGAGGAACCAGTAAATGGCACAGAGATTCCGCACTGCCCCAGTACCCACTGGTGAAGTTGCCAGCTATACAAGCGATCCGTATTCGCTGAGCGCGATTTACATGTTCGGAAGTTCCTCACCCTTCACGGGTCAGGGAAATACAATATTGCGCCCTAATGACGAACTTCTGCTTGCTAAAGGCGGAAACCGTGCTCTAGTAGTCTACCAGAGACTGCTTCAAGACGAGCAAGTGCAAGGTTGCTTCAGCAAGTTGATGCAGGAAGTAACTTCGCGACCCTGGTACGTTCAAGAATATTCAGACAAACCAGGGGACCTAGCGGTCCGAGATTTTGTGGCGGAGGTACTAGAAGAAATGCCTCTGGACGACATCTATAAAGGAATGGCGGAGTCCATGATAGTTGGTTTCTCTGTCGGCGAAGTAATGTGGAAGAAGACAAAGCGTGGTGTCATACCTTATGACGTCCGTATGCGAGATCAACGTCGTTTTGTTTTCCAGGAGTCAGAGGATGCCGAAACAGGGTTTACAATGCGTTGCCTCACGTACAACCGTATGTTCGAAGGCGTAGAACTCCCCCAGAGAAAGTTCATCCTCAATCGCTACTACGTTCAACACAACGGCGATCCATACGGTTCTGCTCTCGGTCGGATTCTTTATCCTCTTGTCAAGTTTAGACGACGTGCCATCGAATCTTATGTCCTTTTCGGTGACCGTTACGCGACACCGACAGCTGTGGCAAAAGCACCGCTCTCAGCGAGCACTCGAGAACTGGATACTCTCTACAGTCACCTGTCCAATCTTTCTCAGGAAACCGCAATGATTCTGCCGGAGGGTTACGAACTTGAGTTCGTAGTTCCTTCTGGTTCTCCTGAGGTTTTCAAGAACCTTATTGACTATATTGACAAAGAAGTCTCGTTGGTGGTTTGTGGGGAAGACGAAGCAGGTAGGGCAGAAGCAGGGTCTCGGGCATCTTCTCAAGTTGCGAACATTATCCGTGTTGTTCGTGCGAGCGAAATGTCAGAAATGCTTTCGCACACACTGACTCAAAGTCTGGTTAGATGGATCGTCGATCTTAACTTCGGTACAGATGTTGCTGCTCCAGTGTTGACTCGAGAGTTCCGGATTGAGGAATCTCCCATTTCAGTTCCCGACTTGTCACTTCTCATTCAGTCAGGATTTACACCCAGGAAAGAGTGGATCGAACGACACTTCCGTGTGGAGTTGGAGGAAAAGAAAGAAGAAGGAGAACCTGGAGCCCCAACAAAATTCGACCCTCAAGAGGATCAAGATTTATTTGGGTCTATATTCGGAAATGAGGAGGGAGCAAAGGAGGCAGCAGCGCAGGATTTACAAGCAGCATCAAACGTGATGGATGAACCTGCAGGGGCAACTCCTGAAGAGTCCCAAGCGGCAGCAAACGCAAACCCTTCCGCTGAAGAAGAACTAATGGGTATCCTTGATCAGGAAATTTCTGAGGAAGGCGGCGACGTTCCGCAAATGACTCTCGAAGAGTTACTCGGAGAAGACGAAGAAGAAGAAAAGAAACCTTTTGGGGACGAGATAGTCACTGAGGATGAGGCAGTAGCAATGTCAAGGAAAGAAGGGTAAAACCAACACAATGGGTCATCTATAAACACGGTGTTTCAGAAACGTATTCACGTCTTTAAGGCGGGTGATCAAACTTCAGCTCAAGGTGTTCAGAGAAAATTCTCTGAAAAAGATCTTCAGCAAGTTATTGACACATACAACCCAACCATTCACGAGGCTCCGCTTGTTATCGGTCACGCAGGTGACAATGACAGCACACCTGCCTATGGATGGATTCAGGGTTTCTCTAAGCAAGGGTCTAACCTTTACGCGGATGTTGCTTTTACAGACACAGCCCGCGATTTGGTGAAAGATGGACATTACCGCAAGGTTTCCATTTCTTTCTATTCCCCTGATTCAGCAATCAATCCACACAAAGGCAAGTGGACAGCTCGTCACCTCGCTTTGCTGGGGGCTTCGCCTCCGGCAGTGAAAGGTTTAGAGCCTTTTTCTTTTGCTGAAGAGGAGGGCGTGTACGACTTTGCCGTGACCCTTTCACCCTCGGACATTTTTGATGAGGAACTTGGACCCACACTAATAGTGGAAAAAAGTCCTCTCGAGATGCTTCGGGAAAAGCTTGATGAAGTCCGAGAGGACGTCTCGAGTGCGGTTCAAGAACTCCAAACAAGCCAGGAGGATCAAACCGCCAAACAACTGGGCGATGCTGCGGAGTCCTCTGTGACCGAGCAACCTGAAGCATCTCAAATGGCAAACCCAGACGCCGCACAATTTACAGAACATTCAAATAACGTGGGTCGCAAAAGTACTGAAATTGCTCAGCAAACGGCTGACCTCGAAACTCAATTTCCGGAAGAGGAATTTATGGAAAAAGGAAAAATCAGCCGGAAGCACGCTAAGGGTGCCCACGGCCAAGTCATGCAAGTCGTAGAAAACGTCTACGAGGAAGCACACAAAGAGTCCACTGCTGAACGCAAGGAAGCCGCTGACCGTGGTCTCGAGCGTAAGCGTCAGCTCAAGGAAGGTAAGAAGGGCGAAGCCCATGAAACCGGTGAGCTTATGAAAATGGATGACAAGAAATTGTCCGACGATCACAAAGAGTACAAGCAAGGCTACGACGATCGCCTCGATGAGAGCCTTGGCGCCAAGGACGGCAAAGAGTCCACCAAGAAACAATCCATGAAAGACCGTCGTGACGAGTCCGACAGCATGGAAAAATCCATGGGCAAGCGTAAGTACGCTGGCGACAAATCCATGGATCACGCTGAGCCTTTCGGTCGTGACGAAACCGCCCGCTCTGACTCCGACGGTTACGCTCAACGTATGGCCGTCGCTAAAGAAGGACCAAGTGGCGACACCGGTAGATTTGAGACTGCCAAGAGCAGCGAGCAAGACGAAGATCGCGAACATACAGCGAAGAGTTCCGAGCAGGAAGAAGATCGCAAGAAAACCGCCAAGTCCGGTGAGTTCGGAAAAGGCGATACCGGTCGTTGGGCAGGTCAGCAAGAAGATGGTTATGACAAAGTTCATAACGATGACCAGTATGACCTCGCTACTGACGAGTACCCCGAGACAAGTCGCCCCCAAATCTCCGAAGGTACTGATCCCTACGGTCGCAAAGAGACAGAGACAAAAATCCCTGTGGAAACCGAGGAAATGCCCGATGACGAGGTGTTTGCAGTCGACGTTACTAACGTAATGAGCGACAAGAACATGCGCGTCATGCGTCAAACCTCCAGCGATGGCCGCAAGAGCCCAGTGGGTGGACCTGTCACTCACGCCTTTGCTGAGGAAGAGGATGCTGATTTCGGCGAAGGTGCCGGTAAGACCTCCAAGCACAAGATGCTCACCCCCGGTGGCATGGACGATCCCGACGAGGCCGCCGAAACCGTGGGTCCTGACGGTGCTTATGCTGAAACCCGTGGCGAGAAAAAGTCCAAGGAGAAGCAACTAACTACCGGTGCTATGGATACGGTTGACGATCCAGCTGAAACCGTTGGACCTAGTGGCGCTTATTCCGAAGAGCACGGTGAGGGCGAAGATCCTTACACCCCGACGGGATACGGTTCCACCTACGAAGAGATGGACGACGAAGAAGGCGGCAAGGTTAAGGTTTCCAAAGCAGTTGCCGACCACGCCGAAGGCGAAGAGGACACCGTGGACCACTCTTGTGGTGATATGAACTACGGAATGGGTTCTATGAACAACCCTCGTCCTATGGGTCTCGACATGGCTGAGAAAATGAAGGCCGAGTTGGACAAGCTGAAGGCTGAGCATGCTGAGCTTCAGCGCATGTACATGGAGAAGGAGATTGCCAACCGTAAGAGCAAGATCCATAACTTCGTGGAAGGTCTCTACGAGGAAGGTCGCCTGACTGACGGCGTAATGCCTCAGGAAGAGCTCCTTAGCTACTGCGAAGGTCTGGAGTTTGGTACTCTGGAGTTCTCCGAGGGTGAAACTGCTGCCACCAGACTACTGGGTCTGCTTGCCAAGTTGCCTCCGATGGTTTCCTTCGGTGAAGTTGCCGGTGGCACCTTCCAGTACTCTGAGCAGGATCTGGATCCCCACGCAAAGGCTCTCCAGATGGTTGAGCAATCCGAGGGCAAAGTTGATTACGTAGAAGCCCTCAAGCGTTCAATGTTCTCCTGATTTTTCTTCAAAAACAGTTTATTAATGTCCTCTGGAGGTATAATCTTTCAGAGGATTTTTTGTAATGACTCCCCGAATCTACACATACAAAATAACTTTTGAGGAGATTCCTCATTGGTACTGGGGAGTCCATAAAGAGAAAAACTATGGGGAAGAATATTTAGGAAGTCCGGTAACTCACGCCTGGTTGTGGGAGTTCTACACGCCCAGAGTCCAACTTTTAGAGTTTTTTGAGTCCTTGGGCGAAGCGAGCGAGGTTGAAAAAAGACTTATATCCCCAGACATCAACAACCCGTTATGCCTGAATGAGAATGTTGGAGGAATGTTGTCCTCGGAATCTTGTGCGAGAGGGGGAAGGATTGGAGGAAAAATCGGTGGGAAAGTAAGCGGAGGCAACCACAGGGACAATAAGACAGGTTTTTGCGGAAGGTCCGCCGAGAAAATGACGGAGGATGGAAAGAAAGGTGGTAAAATCGGTGGGCCCAAGGGGGGAAGGAAGACAAAAGAGTTGGGGCTCGGATTACACGCCCCTGGGAAAGCAGCGGAAGGTGGAAAAAAAACTTCTTCCCAAGTTTGGGAATCTACAATCGACGGATTTATAGGCCATGCCGCCAACGTGGCCCAACACAACAAGGCAAACAAGTGGGACCCCAACGCCAGAAGAAGAATAGGGTAAAACCACTCGTGGACTACTAATATTAGCTGTGGATCTTCTCTCTCTCGTTAGCATGGCTACCAAGCGTAGGGGAGATTACTTCGAACAGGCCAAAACTCTAGCGAGAAAATACAAATCGCAGTCTCGTCTGGAGAAACAGATGGAGACAGTGTCACTGGGCTTGGTAAAAGGACTCCGAGATAAACTGATAAGGTGGGAGGAATACGAGCGCTCGATGCTCGATAATACCCTCACCTCGGCTCTGGCCGCTGTGATTCTTGGGGCGAAAAATGACAAACCTACCGAGAAGATGGAAAAAGCATGGCCTGTCATTGTTGGCGACATGCTTCCACCTCTTACAAAGTTTTTGGCAGAGACCAAAGAATATATCGACAACGGAGTGCTTCTCTTAGGAGACCAGACTGTAGACTTCGCTGACTACGACCTTGCAAACGCTTTAGCTTTAGCGGACAACCCGCTCTTGGACATAGATCCGGAAGAGCAAGGGGAAATCGAAGCGTCTCAAGGTAGAGCCCGTGGGCAGTCTTGGCCTTCTTTGCTGACACGAGTAGTTAACTACCTCTCTCGCCCCACTTTCTCTTTCTTTAGCCTAGGCGAATATATGGTTGCCCGGGACCAAGGATACAAAGAAATGAGAAGGGTCGCTAAAAATGACAAGAGAACTTGTAAAGATTGTCGTCGATACGATGCCGAAGGGTGGGTCCCTTTCGGTGAATCCCCTATGCCCGGCAAAGGTTGTCAATGTTACGCGAACTGTCGCTGTTTCGTTGAGTACCGTTGAGGGTAAAAAACTTTAACTCCTCTTTTCATTTAGGATAAAATTATGGCTACTAATGCAGGACCAGTGTACGGAAAGCAATACATCCGTTACGCTGAAACTTTTGAAGCCGGTGTTGGCAATACCAACACCTGGGAAATGGGTGAATTCCGCCTCCTTACTCTGTCCGCTGCCGACGGCACAGTTGGCTCCCCAATCGATACGGGTTCCACAATATACGTCGGTGTGAACCAGTCTTACATGCCTTCCGCCATCGCTTCCCCTCAGACTGCTCGTCAGGTGACCGTTGCTCGCTCCGGTCTGCTGCTGGTTGAGGTTGCTCCTGGTGCTGCTTCTATTCCTCCTATCGGCGGTCAGCTCGCAGTAAACGACCTCGGTCAAGCCGATGGTGGTGGTACTGCCGTGACCATGAACGGTTCTGAGCCCCAGGTCCGCGAGATCATTGATATCGCTGGCCGTAAGATGGTTCTGGTTTCCTTCCTCTGATAGTTAAGTGGCTGGGCTTCCTTATGTGGTATAAGCCCCAGCCCTGTGTGCACACATTTGAAGACAACTCTGGTTACTTGGAGATTTAAATCTCATGATGAATCTGTCCGCAACCTATGCGGGCGTAGATCCTATTCTGACTACGCTTGCACAAGGTTTTATGCTTCCGGCGACTAACATCGCCAACTTTATTGCTCCCGTCGTTGACACCCCGACCCGTGCTGGTCGGATTCTGCGTTTCGGCAAAGAGCAGTTCGCCATCAACGACTTCCGTCGTGCTTATGGCACCAACATTCCTTACGTTCAAAGCCGTTACGACTCCGAGCCTTATGCTCTGGAGCAAGAAGTCGTGGCTTGGGAACTGCCCGAGGAAGTCATCGAGAACGCTGGCGAAGGTCCTGCTCAGGTTGACCTGCGTGCGATTGAAACTCGCAACGCAATGTCTCGCCTGATGAACGCCTATGAGTACGCTGTTTCTCAGGCTGTCACCGTAACCGCTACCTACAACCCTTACGAGGCCAACTCTGGCGCTGGTAATCAGGACGGTCTCGGTTTTACCGACTGGTCTAATTTCGAAGCCGCTTACGCCGGTGCTACCGGTCCTGCCGGTTGGGCCACCAGCACTGCTGACCCCATCAAAGACATCCTGACCCTGAAGCGTGCCGTTGCCGATCAAATCGGTATCCGCCCTAACTCCATGGTCATGGGTACCGCTGTGTTCGACACCTTGCTGTCTAGCCAAGCGATCCTTGAGCGTATCAAGTACACCACCGCCGACAGCATCGACACCGACATGCTGGCTCGCTACTTCGGTCTCGAGCGTGGCCTGCGTGTTGCTGAAGGTCGTTATCTGGACTCCAACGGCACCTTGCAGCCTACCTTCCCCGCTAACGGACTCCTGCTGTTCTACAGCCCCAACGGTCCTAGCGACAGCGTAATGCCTGCTGGCGGCGCTAATGCTGCTACTCCTGCTTTCGCTTACACTTATCAGTTGACCGGCACTCCTGCCGTTCGTCCTGAGTACTATATCCGTGAGCGTCGCGTGGTCCGCGCTGAGATTACCGTTGAGCGTGTGGTCAACCTTGTTGGTCTCGGTGCTTCGGGTCTTATCGGTTCTGGTGCAATGGTTTCAGACATCCTCAGCAATCCTTGATAGGGTTGTTAGTACTTAGGAGGTCTTATCATGGCAATTCTTCGCCCGATTACAAAAGCTCAGTATGAAGTAAGTTTCACCGCTCTTGGCGGTCCTACGTTTACTTCGGTATTTACAACTTTCAGTGGAATCAACGATTCCTCCGACAGCAGCACCTACGCTAACGGCACAGGCAATCGTCTGTACCACATTGTTGGTCCTCGGACTGCCGACAATGTAACCCTCGGTGCTCCTTACGACCCGGCGGTTTTCAAGGCTCTCGAGCAATTCTGGATCGACTACAATTGCGAACCTATCACCATTACCGTCACTCCTCGTGATTGCATTGGTTCAGGTTCTGCTGTCACAGGTGGTCAATACACCTGTTACGAATGTCAGTTTGTAAGCATCACAACCGCTGACGTTGACCGCGAAAGCGGCGACGTTCAGACCATCGAAGTTGAATACACCGTCAACTATTTTGATCGGACTTGATCTAAACTGAACTTGATTACGACCCTCGCTTCGGCGGGGGTCTTTTTGTAAGCGGGGGTAAAACCAAATAACGAAATGGCGGCCCGTCACTGTATGAGTAAGACCACCTTTAGTTCAGGCGTAATTGTCACTTCTGAGTTCCTGAACGGATTCCAACAAATTTATTTTGACGGTCAAGACCTAGACCATCACTACCCTCCGCTGGGTTTAAACTCGTTGGTGCGTACGGGTCCCAACGGTTTGGATTATGCGTATGTTTCTTTAACCGGAAACCAACCCGAACTTGACGGCAACGGAAAACTGCTGGCAGGTATCCCCATCTCGGGATTCAAAACTGTTACTGGTGTTTGGAACTTCGGGTACGACCCCCTTCAAGCAGGGAACCCTGCCAATAATCGCAGAGATGCTCCAAAGAGTTTCACGACAAATGATAAGTTTTCGCATGGAAACGGTTCTACTTCACCTACTGTCAGTCAAAAGTTCGCTGCTCTTGCGTCAGAGGATATTGTAACAAAAGAGGTTGTTGATCAGTGGGTGAATTTCTTATTCGATACCCTCAGTATTGACAACGGTATATATTACTCTGCTACAGAACCAACTTGTGATAACTACGGGGTTGGCGGAACCTCTGAAGTAATCTGCCCTGCCTAAGGAGGTGACCGGTGCCACGTTATTCCCCCCTGCCATCAGTTTCGATTGACCCTCGAAACGAGGCACAGATTGTTCAAGATGCCGCTCAAAGAGTGTATGAGGCATCGGGTCAAACCCTAAATGATTTCTCTTCTGGGAACCCTCTTGCCGCATTGCTCGAAGGGCAAGCTTTTTCACAAGGCGAGTTTCTGTTTTGGGCTAACCAGCTCCCTCAATCCATACTCCTGGAGTGGATCGGACCGTTTCTAGGGGCAATGCGCCGCCTCGGTACTCCAGCAGTCGCTCGTTTGCTAGTTTCGGTAACTCCCACAAACACTGTCACAACAATTCCGGCAGGTACAGCATTCACCACAGATTCGGATTTGACGGGTGGAGAAGTTTTTACTTTTGTTTCTCCGACAGAAACGGTGATCCCACCAGGGGAGTCAAGCGTCTTTATTTCGGTGTCTTCCCAGTATGTTGGTGCGGTATATAATGCTCCATCCAACTCCATTACTGGTCTTCCTGCGATTAATCTTAATGGTGTAACAGTAACAAACCCCCAACCTGCTTCTGGGGGGAGCGATGTAGAGACCTACCAGGAAGTTCAAGAAAGGTTTTTTACTCTGATTCGTCGGCGTAACCCAGTTAGCGCAGAGGATTGGCAGGACTTTTTCACAGATTTTTACGGTACTGGGACGCAAACCTCGGTTCAACCCAACCGCCCGAACAGAGGCACTTACAACTATTTGACCGACTATTTGAAACCCAACGGTCAAGTTTCTTTCTTTGTTCTTGGACCAAACGGTGTTGAGTTAAACGAAGAACAACTTTTGCGTGGGCAAAAAGTTATAAACTATTCTGTGCCTGTTGAAAACCAAGGTCACCTTTACCCAATCACTTTAAGCCAAGCTCAATACGATATTAAACTTGAAGTGGACACTGGTGGTGTGTTCGCAGATGATTTAAAAAACACTTCATTAAACTTTCGCGACCGGTTGTTTGAGATTTTGCAACCAGGCAATGTGTTTCCATCGACGTCTAACCCTACGGTAAGCGACGTTGATGCTGCTTTCTACTCCACTTTCGACGCAAACACACGGTTTGTGGATCCGCACATTGAGTTGAGTGCTGCCTACAACACTCCCCCTCTGCTGGAACCGGGTGCTGCAACATACACAAATGTTTTAGGTTTTTCTTCGCAAGGTTCTCTCTTGAGTGAGGGAGATCTGGTTCAGACGACCCTTCCGATCGAAGTTTTCTATCCAGTTGTTTCTAACTTCACACCTTACTCTTCAGATAAGAAAGACCAAACCATTTACGGGAATCTGGAACTCCAGCAGATTGCATCACTTGTTTCCGGGAACTACTCTAAAGGCCAAGTTTGTTACTGGGACCTGGCCGATGGTGGCGACGGTGAGCTTCACATCGTTCTGGAAAACTTGACTATCGGTACTCAGGACGATGTCCCCGTGGCAATCTCCAGAGGAAAAATCACGGGCGCTACGGTATACTCTCCGTGGGTTGTAGGTAATGATTACATTGCCACCGTAGGCACATCCTACAGTCCCGAGATCATAGAATACGACTACGTTACTGGGGATGGTCAGTTCATACCTGACCCTAGCTCAAGCGTACCCTTGGGCAAGCGCCCAGGGGCATTTGCTTGGATCGTTGCCAAAAACTTCACATTGCAACCCTCCACGAACGACATCACAGGTGCTCAAGCCGCTACTTTGCTCGGTTCGCCAGTTACACCCCAGGTTCTCGTTCCTGGGCAATCTTACATCGCAGATAGCTGGGTACAAACCCGTCAAATAGGCTCCGGGCCAAACCCCCAAGTGGATCCTTACTATGACTATATAGATACTCGTCAAGGGGTTGTCACAAAATACGCAAAAGTAGTCAACACTTTCACTTATGTGCCAGATGGGCAAACAGTTAGCACTTATTTTGACGACCTGGTTGAACAAGGAACAATAAAAGAAATCATCGTTCAAAATAGTGATGACGGCTTACCCGTGGCTCGCTATAAACCCCGGTTCCCGGTGTTGACCTACCTCGAATACCGAGAAAACGCAATCAGCGAACCTGAGTATTACATTGCTGCCAAGGACTTCACGCCTACCAGCACAAAAGCCCGAGACCTGGTTGATCAAAGGCTGATCTATAAACTTTACATCAACCCCGCCCAAAACACCGAGTTTTATGCCGGACTTAGTTCGGGTGCGATCAAAGAATCGACCCGGATGTTCCGCTTCTTCAAAGGGGATCGCACTTTCTTCCGCCAAGGTACGAAAGTTATTTCATACACTGCCACAACAAACGTTCATCCGTTGTTTAAGTTTTACATTTACAAAGAAAACGGGGTGTTTGTAGAAACTGAAACTTATGTGACTGAGCAGTTTGAGTCTGCGAACTACATACCGTTTTTCAATCCAGAGTATACCAAGTATGCTGAGGATACCATTGTAGACGAAGATGGAAAAAATTTATATCGAGTGATGCAGTCTTTCACTCCCGAGGAAACGGTAGTGAACTGGACTAACTCAACAGTGACAAATACAGCACGTATTGAAGAGTTCGAGGGCAATCTTCTTCGGTATGTGGACAAATACACCTGCGAAGAAGACATTCTGTCTCAACTTGGTCGGGATATCTCTGCAATTAAATTAGGCATTGCTAGTATCACTCTTATACCAAAAGGCGGTCAAGGTTTCTCAAACTCAAAAGAAGAAGTGAGATTTGTCTGGGAAAACACTGATACTTTGAATGAGGTTCCTCAACTTTCGTGGTATTCGGGGACAACGTACCCCTATGCACCACCAGTGTATAATGACGGGACACTGAAGCTATGAGCCAGATTCTCACTCCCGTAAACGGAGGGGTCATCCCCCAAATCCAAACATCCACCGGTAATACGGATATCAAAGCCCTGTCCTCTCAGTACATAAGGGTAAATGAACTTGAGAGTCGTCCGACCGAGTGGAACGTAAACGGGCGACCTATTTACCGGAGACTTCCATCTACAAGCGAGAACTACCAAATCTTTTTCTACAATGTAGTTACCGAATCAAATGTAATCGGAAACACGTTTGTAGGTGAAAAGATTGAGGAAGTGGGATATGTTTACATACCCGCCGGAAACGGTTCCAGCGGCGTAGGGTCTCTCGAAGTTGTCCCCTCTGGAAACAAGGAAAATTTGTTGTTGAACTCGGGAGACATAGTGTGGAAATTCGGGAGCACCAAAGTGCTGCCCACAATTGTAAACCTTTCGGTTCTTGGTGTAGGAAGCGGGGCATACGATCTTGCCTACCAGCTTTCTTACGACGATTCACCCGTCCCTCTCTCTTACAGTGTGACGGACTTTTCTCTTGAGGGTCAACCCCTGACAATTACAAGTAGCACTGACGATATTATCGGTTGGCGCAAGGTAGCAAAAAATGCTTTCCTCGGGTCAAACGATTTGTCGTGGTCAAATGAGGATCTGTTTTTCCATAGCAATCTGCAACCTGCCGAAGCTTACATCGGTTGGGAAAGCGAACTTTCTCACACATATGAAAAAGTTACCTTAAGGTGCCCTGTCGGAACATCCTACTCTGGAGATGCCTCCTTATTTTATGTGGAGAACGGTAGCGAAACTCTGGCCCAGATAGTCTCAGTTCAGAAAGACTCCACGGGGCAGTACTTTGAGTTTGCCCCTTCAGTCCCTGCCCCAATCAACTCATGGGTTGTGAAGTTTTCGAGTCCCAAAGTCTCCATTCAAGCGATTACCGTTTCCGGAACTTTGACCCTCTTGACCTCTTTTGCCACACCGACTTTGCGTTCGGTGTTGGTAATGTATCCCGAGGGAACGGCGCCTCAGACAGTAAAAAACTCCGAAGGAGAGGACATCCCTGTTAACTACTGTTTTTTAGCAAAAGTGGATGTGGATGATTTCTCGACTATTATTGATATTGAGGATAGGAGAAGCATCATCAACAGGGATTACACACCTGTGGCCGATTGGTTGACCGTTCCTTTTGACGAAGACCTGATTGACATGTACGAGCAAGTTTCCGACTACTCCTCTTTGTGGATGTCTCCGGTAAAAGCGATGAAACAAGAGTATAAAACTTTGACGCAAGAACAAATTACACTGGAGGCATAAATGACACAAGTAAAAAGTTCTTTCAACCCCGAGCAGTTTGAGCTTCGTAACTCTACGAACCTTTACTTGACCCCCGACCAGGCCACGTCTGTATCCGAAGTTGAGCAACGGGTAGAAGGCCAACTGGACTTCCTTGCCCAGATGTTGGGATGGAATGGACCGAACTATTGGGGGCAACTTGTTTCCACTCCGGACCAGAAACGACAGTTGCTGTCTGGGACTTTCGGTGTATACAATTCTTATGTCGTTCCTCGCATTTACGAAATCCGTAGTTGGGACAATATTATTGTAATATACGACTCGGAAGAAATCGCATCAAACCGTGCTCTTCTTTCCGGGAAAGTCGTAGTAGGTCAAGACTTCTATTCGATTTTGTCTGCTGAACGCGAAGGGGATAAGATTGCACTGTCTATCGGTGAACTTACCGAAGATTTTCTGACTCAAATCGCAAACAATGTTCAGTTAAAAATTGACTTACCATCCGCGAGACCTGCTCCCTTTTATAGACCAGAGGTAGGCATTTCCGGGGACTACACCTTCCGGTGCATTGAGTCATCAGACAGTTTAGATCTGTCCCCAACCTACGACACTCAGGGCAAATTTCTTTTTAAGAATCCTGTCCTTTTTGCAGGTGCTTTCTATTATTTTGACAAGCCAGTTTATCTGAGCACCGATGAGTCGACCTTGGATCCGGCAGTTTTGCCTACATACGACCCAGAGAAAGAACTCTGGTATTTCCAAATTCCGCACAGTGGTGCCGCATCTTCTAGCATCACTGCTTTCTTGGTTCTTGCCAACTCAGGGGCAACTCAAGTTAGCAACTTGAAAAAAGAAACCCTAATCGTTGCTTGGACGGACCCAAGCGATTGGAAATCCACTTCTGTGATTGACGGATTTACCGGAACTTGGGGAAACAAAGGCGGTGCGTTACCTTTCCACCACGCTTTTGACGCTCTTTCAATCCACGGATTCAATGAGGAAGATTCTGTAGTTCTGGAACCAGTTGAGGCAGATCTTGACTTCGATCAAATACTAAATTTCATCTATTACACTAAAACAGTTATCGATACAGACGCACCGCCTAATCCTAACCCGGGAGACTTATGGTGGAATGACAACACCGGTCGTCTCTCCGTATGGTTTCCTGACGAAAACTGTGGAGGATGGGTTGAAATCGAATATATAGACCAACCTAGTCAATACGCACTACCTCAAGTTATTTTTGCTGATATGGCGGATTTTCGTGCCAATGCGGGAATCTACCCACAAAACACACCGATGCGAATCGATGATGTTACTGGACTTACAACCACAGACAATGTGATAGGGGTCCAAGGAACCTTGACATCGCCTTCCTGGCTATTCTTGCACCAGGAAATAGGGTCCGATTATTGGACCCCTGATGAGTTCAGTTTTGACAATGTATTTAATTTTCAAGCGGATGCGGCTTTATTGCCTTACACTGTCCCAGTCAACATTTATGACGCCACCGGTTTGAAACCCTCTGGTGAAAACTATCAGGTGAGTAACTTGGGAGTAACCGTGCCAGCAGATTATGACGTGCTCCTGAAAAAAGTCTATGAGAACGATAACTGGGAACTTGTCCCCGACTCGATTCTGAAATACATTGCTTACAGTTTCTTGTTTAACGGGCCTGAGGAAGGTCAGATGTGGTGGGACTATGCCCAACCAGTTGCGAATGCTCGGATGGCCGCGATTTATTACGAATCGGCATGGGTAGGCGTAAACTCCTACTTTCAAAGCGGTGCTCCAACACCAGTGTTAGACTTGGGAGTGGTTCTGTTCTACTGCAACGGTGTGCTGATGCAGGACGGTTTGTCTTACATAGACGAAGACCGTATTGTAACCTATTCATCTGACTCGACAACCGGTAAGTACAAAATTAATTACACTCCCAAGACCTTTAAAGGAAGCACCCAACTTCCTACAATTACAATATCCGATAACTTAACAACTACTTTCCGGGCAGACATAACCGAGTTGGTTTTCAGTGGCATTACCTACCGGATGGTGCCAAATATTCACAACTCTCAAACACCTTTACGCCTCTGGAAAGCACAAGACCTTCAAGTTTCTGATGATCTCTCAGACCTTTCAAGAGAAAACTTTGTAAACATTCTTCGTGCTGATTTGAACAACGGACCGGGGCCAGAGAACTGGGAGAAGTTTTTCGTAAGGATGCCTCTTGAGTACGGAAGAGACGGTCTGCATTGGAAAAAGGCCACACAAATCTGTAAAAACTTTACTTACTGGGGATCAGGAGTCGAACCAGAAAAGATGAACTGTCCTGACTCAGGCAGCAAACCGCAAATATACGAAGAGTTATTCTTATACGGCAAACCGGTTGGTGACTTCAGCTACGTCTATTCGGAACCTTATCTTTACTCCAACGTCGCTTACTTTGACCTTTCTGAGGAGGGTGAATTTCTGAACCCGGGAGTGTTCCCTGCTTCTGATGTTCAGTTTGACGATTTTAATGAAGCACAGTTCGTGGAATACGATCCTCTTCACAACCGACAGGCAGACGTTACCTCCCCGGTCAATCAAGGATACGGAAACTGGGTGGGGCAGTATGTAGACATAAATCCGTGCTTGACTACCTCTGGATTCTTTGAAACCGATTTGTTGAACGGTGCTATTTCCCCTACTAAGGCTCCGATTTGGGACGCTTCAATCTACAAGTTCGCCCCAACTTGTGAGTTCCAACCTGAATCTTTCAATGTAGATACCAATCACTACAAAGTCTCTTACAGTTATTTCGTTGCCGATGCTTCCGCAGCAGAAGACCCGTTCTTTGATATTTCTCAAGAAGCGGCATGGCGGTATCCGAAAGATCAAGAGAGAACACTGTACTCGACCAATCGCGGCGGGTAAAACCTAAAAAACCGTGTTAACCTATGGCACCCTCTCGCAGACGCTCTAACACCAATTTCGAATCGAAACAAACCGAAGAAACTCTGGAAGAAAAAGTAACAATCGAAGAGATTGTTGCCAAGGAACCTGAAGCGTCCCTTCCCCCGCTGGATCTTGTTATTGAGAGTATTACTCCTACTGAGTGCCCTGAGCCCCGTGTGGAGGAAAAGGAGAAAGTGGCACCGGCAGCAAAAACTGCAAGACCTACGTTGAAGGCACCACCAAAAAGACACCCTCGAAATGTTCCGAGATTCTCTGCTTATAAGTAAGTATGTCAAGGTCACTTCGTTATACACCACTGGTCCAGAACCTTGCAGCTATGCAAGCGGCGACAGAAGCGAACATGAAGTACGCCGGTCTACCCCATGGAACCTTGAGGGGCACAATCGTCGATGTAGAAGACCCCGAGGAACGAGGCAGAGTTCGCGTTATCTTTGATGATGTAAACCCGGATATCCCCCAAGTTTCAGGGGCAGGAGATTGGTCCAACGAAAGACTCGGAGAAAAACCCGATAAATCACATTGGATCGACATGTCTCCCGCTTTCAAAGGGAAGCAACCGGAGGGAATGCTCAACAAGCGGATAACCATTTCCGCTTCCAACGGTCAGTTTCAATATGCTGTCGGGCAAGATCAAGTTTTCGATCAGTATATGCTGGCAGAAAACAAGAAAGACGAACTCGAAATGCCCAATAACTCGTCAATGACGAGATTACCGTGTTACGAGAGCGGAAGTCTCCCTCCCGCTTCCAAGGAAAACATCGGTTGCATGGTTGTTGAGTGTGGCGGCCCGATGGAGTCGGACTGGCTTTGCGTCTGCCTACAACGCCAAGGGAGTTTCTACTGGGTCAGGCACATTGACCTGGCTCACGGACATGCCGGAGAAAACGACGGTAAACAAGGCAACGATACAGACGGTGAGGGGGAAGCACCGGTTGAAGAACAGAGCGTATGGGACTTTGTCTTCCCCACTACGGGTGGGGAGATGGAAAAGAAAACCAAGTTCAGCAAAGATCCACGCCCCAATCCTTTCGGGAGCGACGCAAAATGGTACGAACCTCCTAAATAAATTATGGCAACTCCTACTAGCTACGAACTGACTTATGATGACCCGTGCGATGTGGAAAGCGGGTGTGGAGAGGGACCGTGCCTAGGTAAAATAAAATTTATGCCTCGGCCACACAATTTCTGCGAAGATGTCGTCATTCAGAAAAACCTAACGGTCGCGGGTGTGACAACAACCACCGACTGCATTGTTACTTCTCCTAAGATAACCGTCGGAGGGCAAACATTTGTCCCTACGGTTATTCAAACAATGTCTGGTCCCCACTTGGTCCTTGCTGTTTACTAATGGCCATTCGTCGCCCTTCTCTTTACTCCGAAAATTGGTTGTACCAAGATTTTCTCTATTCTGAGGGGGAAGGAGTTCAGTACCGATACCTGCAAGTAAAGTGGGACGGCGAAGTCTACTCTCGTATCTCACAGAGTTTTGACTATAGCGACCCCCCTTTCTCTGGTAGCGAACAAAAGGGTGGGCATATTGTTGCTCAGATTGACTACACTGTGGCGTCGGGCATTGTGTCGATTACAAATTGGTCTGTAAACTGGAGAGACGAACTGCCGTTGAGATACGGCATCAATTACTTGGCAAACTGCCTGTACCCGCAAACAAGGTACTCCATCCAAGTTGTTCAGGATGAGGTTTACAACCAAGCGGGAGAGGCAATTCAAGCGCCCAATAGAGATCCTATCGCATTCTGGGTGTCAGAACATTTCGGACCTTTGAGCAACTCTCCTAACACCCCCCTCTGGCGTTGACCGGGTAAAACCAGTTAAAGTTCGGGCGTCGTGCTGTGGGTCTCCCCAAGATTAAAGAAATAACAGTCCCATCGCCTTCTTCGGTAATCTTGTGGTTTGACGGACCACTTGACCGCAACGTAGGAGTACCTGTATCATCATTCACCGTAAACTACGGGAACTACGGAGTTGTTACGGTAAACTACTCCTCCGACACGATGATCACACTGGAGTTGGACTCTTCGATAAACCCCTGGGACGAGATTTTTGTTTCTTATGAACCTCCTCTCGACCTAAAACAGTGTTTACGGGGACCACTGCCGCCCACAGCAAATGACGTTGTAGTCAAGAGAAATGCTGTTCGTGCTTTCTACCGGGTCCCTGGAAGAAATCAGCTATCACCCAACGAGAAAACAGACGGTACGCAGAACAACTCAAACCTCGGGTCAACGATTGGCGGACAAGGTTTCCCCTACCAAAATCGCAACTCCGACCCCAGATCGGCTAGCCCCGATGATTTCATTGTCGCCTACGGCCTGAAAGAAGCGATTCAACTCACAAACATCGAGGATGCTTCTTCTAGCACAGTGAACGTGGCCAAGCTGCGGATGGCGATCGAGGATGCTAACTCTCTGATTGATTCCTACATTGAGCAATCTGGTAAAGCTGGAATGGTTCTCATTACGAGCAACCGTCGTCGCACAGCTCTGATCATTGCCCGCTATTATCTGGATTCAGTCCGTCGTCGGGAAGATGTAAAGTCCGACTACGAAACGGCATTGAAGCAGCTTCAAGCCGAAATGCAAATGACGGCAATCCGCGCTGGTGCTGGTGACTCCGCCATTGACACGCCTGCCGGAATCATGAGGTCTTGGCGTATACCCCAACGCTACAACGCTGTCAGCGGAAAAGGTCTGTCAGGTTGGACCACAGACTATGCTGGAGACCAAGGTCCTGATTTCAGGGTTGGTTGGGGGTCTATTGGTCAGAATGACAACGAAAGTAACTGGATTACCTCCGCAAACATGGATGAACTGACCGGTGGCACCCCTCAAATCTGGGAACCCACTGATTCTGGCGGTTGGTCTGTAGATGGCAGTTGGTCTTGGGGACCCTGAAAAAGGGGTAAAACCCTAATGATTAACGCCTTATAAAAATGGCTACGTCTTTCCCGCCGAATCCATCTGTGGGACAACTATATACCAGCAATGGTAGGACTTGGAAGTGGACAGGAACCCAATGGACTGCTCAGGCAGTTTCCACACCAACCTCTGCACCGGTGTATGTAAGTGTCTCGCCACCTCCCAACCCTATTCAAGGGTCTCTCTGGTACGATAGTAATAATAACTATCTCAATATTTGGTACAAAGATTTAAACGGGGGTCAGTGGATTTCGGTCACCCCCTTCCCTCAAGACACTATAGACCAAAATGGCGGTGTGTTTGAAGGAGCGATTTACGCTCAGTACGAGATTCCAAATAATCCCGCTGCTTTCGTAACAGTTAGCTGGGTTAACGACACGTTGACCGCTTACCTGGCAGACGAAGGGTACATGAAAGGGGGAGACGGAGTTACCGTAGGCCCAACTGGCGAGATTGTTTCAATTGACTCCGGCATTATAGTGTAATACCATGGCAGCTTCTCTTCAAAATCTTCGCGCCTTGGTCAACGGCGTCGAACCCATTTCTCTTCTTCCAGGCCAGCTTTGTTTCAACCTGGCAGACAAAGTAATGTACGTCGGAGACGGATCCGACACTAAAACCGCTTACGACGGCACCCAAACTCCTGGCGCTGCTGGTGGTGGTTGGTATTCTTTGCCTCTGGATTTCGATACAGTCGGGCAATATTTTATCCCGAACCCGATTTATTACGGGGATTCCCCCGCTGACTTGCAAGTCCTGACTTGGAGCACCGAAGCAAATCACGCCATTTGGTCTTCTGCCGGAGGTACAGGGACACCGGTCCGTGTTTATGCAACAACAAATGCTGCCGTAGACGCTGCCCCTGGCGCAACGGTTAGCGAAAAAATTTCTGCCGCGATCGTAGTTTCCTTCCCAGGTGTTGGAGACTCGGTTGCTGTTGCGGGCAGTTTTGGAGAAACTTACGAAGGTTTCTACGTCTGGACAGGGACAGAGTGGATCAGAGGGGCAGTTTACGCCGACCCCCCGAACGCAGACTACGCCACCATAGGTGTTTCCCAACTGGCCGACGCAGCAGCAACACTTGCAGGCACCTCAAGCTCTACTTCGGTCACTCCGGAGTCTTTGCAGAGCAAACTAACTGACGACGCAAAAGTTGCAAACAGTAATCTAATCGCTTCCGCGACTGCGGTCAAAGAAGCATATGACCGAGGCGAAGAGGCTTTGCTGCTTGCTGAAGGCGGCGGTGCAATCTCTGAAGGCACCATCTATGTGTCCCCTCTGGGTGATGATACCACTGGTCAACGCGGAACTCGTCAAGCCTTTGCCACATTAACCGCTGCACTTGCCGCCGCTTCACAAGGTGATACCATCTTCATGGCCCCTGGTAACTTCACGGAAAATGTGACTTTGACCAAGGGTGTGAATTTGATTGGTGCATTTAATGACCAAAACACACAGGCGGGAACAACCATCACTGGGAACTTTGTCTTAGACTTAACCGCAACTACTACTTCAAACACATCAATCACAAACATTCGGTTTGCTACCGTAAACTCCAACCCCGCATTCCGAGTTGCCAATCACTCGTTTGCTAGTGGAGGAATCACAGTTATTGCCGACTGTTTCTTCGCTCAGAACAACTCTCTGATCAGTGTTTTTTGTTTTGATACAGATCCTGTTCAATGGACTCGTTCTCTGTATTTGCGTCGCCCCGATTTTGACGGCAATATTAGACACCAGGCTGGAGATGCAGTTGGCCAAAAGGGTTACATGGTTCTCGACCGTGTCGAGGGGACTGGATCCTCTACCCGGTATTACGAGATCTTGGGTGGAACTGTTGAGTTCCGCGACCCTTCTAACGCTATTTCCCCTGTCCACCAGTTAGGAGGAATCATACTATTTAACGGTCTAGTTAACGGTATTTCCCAGTCGGATGACATAACCAAGCCCGTATTTGGCGAAAAAGTAGGAGTTTCTTACCAAGGAACCAGCAGCGGTTCGATTACGGCGGTACTATTTAACGGTAGCAACACCGTTGAAGGTAATATCGAGATCGGGGCCGGTGTAATCTACGGTTGGAATACGCTGTCGGTTAATTCTTCTTTTCTTTCAGTTGACCCTGGTGCCATAAACTACCTGGACGGGTCAACAGATAACTACTTGAATCTGACAGAAGGTCGTCCCCAATCGTATCTTCTGAGGCAAGTCGACACAGCACCAGTTGAAAAACAGCGAGGGGCCATTATTGATGACGAGGGAACCCTTCACGCGGTAACCTCCTCACTTATCTTTGTTACTGCTCCAACAGTCTCAACTGACCCAGGCATTTCTGGACAGGTTGCCATGGATGCAAGCTATTTCTATATTCATAACGGCACTATTTGGACTAGAATAGCTCTAAAATCCTGGTAACTTGTTTCAATATTCAGGGTAAACTTACTTATCAACCTACTAAAGTCCGATTTGATTTGACTTATCGTGTTTAACTTTCTCTACAAGGCAATAGACCAAGTCGCCGAAGAAAAAGGTCTAGAGACTGGTCAAAGTAATCACGTTTTCTCCGGGGATTACGCCGACAACTTAGGGTCTATAGTAACACTAACCGAAGGAAACGACTATGGAGTTGTCAAAGTTGAGGGAGGAGAATTAATTCTCGACATGGACGACTTCAGACCGGATCTTGGAACTTTCTGAGTTCAATAACTGTTTTTTCTAAAGACTATGTCACAATCTCTTCAGTTTCTACGCAGTACTGGAGTTGGCTCACGCCCAACTTCGTTGCTTGCAGGTCAAGTTGCTATCAACCTTACTGATAAACTTCTGTTTATTGGTACTGGCGGCAATGACATTGTAGACCAGAACGGTGGTACTACTTCAGGTGTTGTTGGTGGGGGTTTCTTCATCAGTGACCTCGACATTGTCACTGCTACTACTTCTGCTAACGCTTATACCGACACTGCGATCGCCAGTCTGGTCGACAGTGCCCCTGGTCTTCTCGACACTCTGAACGAGTTGGCCGCTGCTCTTGGCGATGACCCTAACTTTGCCACCACTATTGCCAATAGTGTAAGCACAGTTCAAACCAACCTTGACGCTGAGATCGTACGGGCAACCGCCGCTGAGACTCAGAACTCTTCCGACATTACTGCTGAGACGGCTCGCGCTCAGGCCGCCGAGGGTGTCAACGCTTCAGCTATTTCTGCTGAAACAAGCCGTGCCCAAGCAGCTGAGGCTGTAAACGCTGCTGCTATCTCCGCAGAGACAACTCGTGCGACAGCCGCCGAAGCTCAAAACGCTTCAGACATTACTGCAGAAGAGACCCGTGCTCTCGCTGCTGAAGGTGTCAACGCTGCTGCCATTAGCGCCAATGCCACCGCGATCTCCGCAGAGACAACTCGTGCGACGGCCGCAGAAGCTCAAAACGCCTCCGACATCTCTGCTGAAGAGACTCGTGCCCTGGCTGCAGAAGGCGTTAACGCTACCGCAATCGCAGCTGAGGAAACTCGTGCCCTCGCCGCTGAAGCAGCCCTGTCTGCCAGCATCTCTTCTAACGGCACTGCCGTATCTGCAGAAGAGGCACGTGCACTCGCTGCAGAAGCCGCGTTGGACACTCGCATCGACTCTCTCGAGGCTGATGTTGATACCGAGATCGTTGTAGCCTACGACAGCGACACCGCCATCTTCAACAACGCCTACGGAAGCGTCGCTCCTATTGAGGACTCCCACTACCGCGAAGGTTGGGCCTACATCAATAGCGGTGACGCCATCGAGTGGGAAATTTTCGACGGAACCGGTGCTGGCACGGTCGCAGACAGCGTTGCCTATGCAGTTGTAACTTTCGACTCTGTTACAAGCCTGCCCCACTTCACCATCGAAACCGTGGCTCAAAACGACGGTAACGACTACAACGCCGGTAGTGGCGCTCGTAGCCGGTTCTCCTACGAAGTTCCCGCCGGATCTTATACGCCCGGTAAGAAGTATCTCTTGGTGTTCCGGGGAACCAGTGCGTCTACGGCTGAGCCCGCAATTCACCCAGAGCTCGATCGTATCGTGCTGCAGTACAGCTCCTACGCCAACGCCGGTCCTAGTAACACTGCCGAAACTGTGAAGCAATTCCGTCTTTCAACTAAGTCAAGTTACAGCAGTGGCGCTGTTGATTTCGTTCTTGATTCGTTCGGTCACTACAACGCATCTGGCGTTGACAAAGAGACGAAAACTCGTTTCCGTAAAGTTAGCGTAGTTACATACGAAGCTGGCTTCGAGCAAGGCACATTCTGATCCTTGGTGTTTATGCCCCCACCTAGGGGGCTTTTTTATGCTATCGTCCAAGTAAACAATGAGCACACCTGTATTACGACTAAAGCGCTCAAGCGCGGAACACAAACGCCCCAACGGTAGCGATGTAGTAGAAGGGGAAGTTACCCTAAACTACCATCCCTCTACTTGCGGGTTTTTCATAAAAGACAACAACGGAGATATTGTAAAGATCGGACCTGTGGAAATTTCGACCTCTGCACCAAACTCGTCTCCCGCAGGAAGTAGCGGTAACTGTGAAGGTGAGTTATGGTACAATCCTGTGGCGGAAGAACTAAAAATTTATTATAACGGGTCCTGGACGGTGATTGCTGAGCCACCTCCGACCGGATTTACTGGGTCCGTAACTGTAGATGGATCAACATTTACCATCTCAAATGGCATCATTACGAATGTAGCCTAACCGGGTAAAAACAGGGATAAGCCTGGGCTCTAATTCCGGTAGAGAGAATGAGTTTTAATCTTCAAAATCTGAGAACCCCGTTCAGCGGTCAAACCCCGGAAGGGCTTCTTCCTGGTCAGCTGTGCTTCAACCTACCAGATAAAGTTGTATTTGTTGGGGATGGTACCAGTACTAAGAAAGATCTTGACGGATCTCAAACTCTTGGTCTTCCTGGAAAAGGGTGGTTCTCTACCAGTTTAGATCCTCAATATTTTCTCCTAAACCCTGAGAAATACAGTCCGGCACCAGTCGATAATCAGATCCTTGCATATTCTGCTGCACTTGGTAAACCTGTATGGAAAGATCCGGCAGAGAATGACCGCCCCACAAAAGGAGGTCTGAGAGTTTTCACTAGCAACGCGACTGCCTCTGCCACAACCGACGGTGGAAACATCACAGATGTGACCGACGAGGCAATCAGTAAGGACGGATCTACCTTCACCTTCCAGGGTACTGCCGCAAACCATTGTATTTATTTAGGCACGACATCTCTGGATGACGGTGGTACTCCGCTCCTGCACACGGGATTGGATATTCTTATTTCCTCTGGAGACTTGGTTGGCATATACGCCGTTGAGATCTGGAATGGTTCCTCTTGGACGCCAATCGGGGTTCAGGCTGTGTCTGATGCCGAAGGATACTCCTATGCCAACAACTTGTTCTGGCGTGGTAACAGCGAGGAAAAAATCTTCTACGGAATCCGTCCAAACAGCGGGTGGGTCCTGAAAACCATCAACTCTGTCACTTCGTATTGGGCTCGCATCCGGGTCATTACACCCCCGTCAGTAGTTCCAACCTTCGAGACGGTTTGGTTGATACCGCAAGCCTCCACAAGCATCAGTTCCGAAGGTGTTCTCTCCAAGCTCGGTTTCAGCCAGTACGGTGTAGTCAACAGCCAAGGTTCCAACATCTTCACAGAACTGGGCACCCTGGTTAATTACTCCTTCACAATGGGTGACGGGACCGGAAACAGCTATACTCACTCGATCGAAAACGTACAGATCGGATCAGCAGGCGAGGGTCTCTACTGGCAAACTGCTTTGACCCCTGGCATATGTACGGCTCTGCCAATCTTCATCGACATTGGGTACTCTCTGAGCAACAACCCTGCCACCACGGCACCCGTATTCAACCTTTATCTCACCCCGATCGAAAACTCTGGCACTCTGATTGCCGACAACACCGGAGGCAAACTCCCCGTACAACGTCCAGAAAGCTTGACGGTTCCTTTCTCTGGAGCCGGAGCAACAAACCCGATTCTCGATGCCCGGTCACTGCCCTACGTCCAGGAGGGTAAACTCCACCGAGTGCGGTTTGGACCGTTCGACCTGTCCGACTACTACGAAGGGGATGCTCTGGCACTTTTCCTGGAGTGCGTATCGAACGGAACACCAACCTCACCCACAAACGTCTGGGGAGTTGCTGTTATCGGATACCGTTGGACCGACGGCATTCGGGGTTACTAACGCCGGGTAAAACCACTTATCTACGGAAAGCAACTTGGAACTACACAGCGTTGCGAGAATCGAACAGTATATGGTGGACGCGCTCATTGCCAGTCCACTGATTCCGCTTGGCGTGAATATTTTGCGTTTAGCAGATGTAGTCGACAAAGAGGGTATCGTCAGTCAGACGAACAACATTGTTGTTCGATACACTGGAGCCAATAACACCGTTAAAAACCGTATTCCGATGGTGTTCGAGCGAGAACTCAGGTTCGAGTGCAACTTTTCCTGCCAAAACTATTTAACATCTTCCGGACACGATTTCGCCACTCAACTGCTTGCAGGCACTTTCCAAACCTTAAATGGGGGAGTTCCCGGTGGTGCTGGCGTTCAAGTCATTGAACCTTTTTCCTGTTCTAGCGAGGATTTTACCGGGTTGAGTCCCGAATCTCAATATACCTACACTCAAGTATATCAACTTACAATCGAAGAAACTCTGCCTTACGTCGCTCTAGATCCTTGCGTTCAAAGAGGAGACTGCCGCCGTATCCTTCCTGCTCTCGGAGTTGAGGCAAAGTTGCCTCTGGGTGGTATTCTTGATCAGTCGACCGGCGATATATACGTTCCCTCCTACCCCTGCGATGGAACCCCTGACGAAGACTTTGATGCGTGCTACGGTATCCAGTGGTCAAATGAGTTGACGCAAAGTGGTGATTGGGTATTTATTTGCGACAATTCTTGCGTATTTATCGAAGACCCTCTCGGACAACCCATTTACCTTCTCTCTACAAACTCTTATACCGAAGACGGTCGCCTCGTAGTTACCATATTTGACGCTACAACTGACGAACCGATTCGTGAAGTTTTCTACTGCAACACTGGTAAGAAACTCGCTCGTTACGCTGTGGAACTCTGGAACGACATAATCACAAAAGACGGAAAACCTTCTTCGCAGGCAGTCTTCGACACTATCATTCCTACTTCCCTTAATGTGGGTGAGTTTGCTGTGGTTACCGGCGGATACCAGTTTATGTATGTTGACCCCTTGAACCCTGAAGCACCTCAGTTAACCTTAGACGGCGGAAGTTTAATCGGTATTCAAACAGATACATTTATTCAGACTGCGAAAGGAAGATTTTATTATGTTGGCAAGTCTCCTCAAGGCGTCGGATGGCTCCTTGACGGAACCTTCGAGCTGGCAGCAATCAACTCCCTTTGGAAACTTGGTTGCACTCCTTGCTCACACGGTAACAATGTTCCCCCGCAGCCTTGCTGATGCAAAGTTCACAACAACTTTGGCAAAGTTACCACGCTGCTACCCAAGCAGGTAAAATTGATTTAGCTAAGCGCATTCTGCGCTCTCTACAAAACTACAAAGGAAACCCACCCCCAGCACCAGGTGGGTGCGCAAAATGTAAACGGAGGATTCGATGATGCCCGACTCTAATGCCAAAGACCAAGTCGTAAAACAAAAAGAAACACTAGCTCAAGAAGCTCTTCTTGTGGCAAACGAAGCGATTGGATTGCTTCAAGACCAAATGTCCGAGTGCTCCACGAGAGATCTCGTTCAGATTTTCTCTGCCTCTGTGAAAGCACACCGAGAGATTACAGAAGACATTGTTCTTTTGACCGCCAAGGAAGAACCTTCGGAACAACTCTTGGCTCGCGAGTACGATGGAAAGGTCGAGGAGCTTCTGAAGCGTATCTCAAACTTCTAAAATGCGACCGATTATTACAAAAGCCAGCATGCTTGATGAGCACAGCAGCTGGCGAAAATACATTCGAGGGATTCAAGAGCTTATCCTGTTGGAAGCACCTGCTTCCGTGATCGAAGAGTACAAGTACGGTGCTGCAAGAAGTTGCTTTCTGGCATTTGCCGACATTATGAAACAAGGTGACCTCAAGGTTGTTGCCTTTCATGAGATCATTGGGTCTGCTTTTGAAGACCTCGCCAACAGAAGATACCAGAGAGCGATCGTTTCTTGCCCTCCTCGTTCCGGCAAGTCGATGATGGCGTCAATGTTTGTCGCCTGGTTGCTTGGTCGTGATCAAATGACTCAGCATATCATTGCCTCTTACGGTCAGCAACTTTCCGGAAAGTTTTTCAGGGATGCTGTGGGTTACTTGAAGCACCCGGAGTTTAGAAAGATTTTTCCAGATTGGAAGGGATTCTCTCCCGACTCTAAATATGACATGCTTGGGGGAGGGTACATTCTTCCAACCTCTGTGGGTGGTGTGTTGACTGGTTTTACGGCGGGTACAACAAACATCACGAGTCCTGGTGTGGGTGCCATGATCGTTGACGATCCATTGAAAGACTCGACATCAACCGCTGCTCTTGAGGCACTCGAGTCTTGGTGGGGCGAACAAGCATCTACCCGACGCACTAACAACTGGTGCCAGATGGTGATTGCCACCCGATTCCACAGTCATGATCTGCACGGCGTATTGATAGAAACAGACGGGGTTTATGATGAAAAGGAAAACCCCACCGGTTGGCGTTGGATCAACATCGCAGGTTTAGTAGAAACCTCCGAACAAAAAGAACAAGATCCCCTGGAACGAGATATCGGTGAAAGTCACTGGCCAAGCAACACGGCCTTCACGGTTGATATGCTCATGGCCCAGAAGAAAACCATGGGGTCGCTTGCATTTTCTGCCCTGTACCAGGGAAACCCGGTTGCCGCAGAGGGTCAAATCATCAAAGATCACTGGATCTGCCGAATGGAAAAAGACCAGTGCCCTGACTCTGATTTCACCTGGATGGCAGTCGATTGTGCTTTCTCCGAGAGGGAAATGGCAGACGAGACCGCAATCTGTGTGGCTTCGATTTCTCACCGCAACCCCGGAATAGTTTATATTCAAGATATGATTACCGGTCGTTTTGGTTTTCCGGAGTTGATTGCAAACGTTAAACAGTTATACTCTCACTACAACGCTAGACTCCTTTGTATTGAAAAGGCGGCTTCCGGCCAGTCTCTGATTCAAATGTTGAAGAAAGAGGCGAAGATTCCTATCGAGGAAATGAAACCTTTGAAGTCAAAGACCGTAAGACTTCAAGCGGTGGCGCCTTTGATGGAGTTTGCCCGAGTGCAAATGGTTGAGGGTGAGTGGATTGATCCTTTCTTAAAAGAACTGATGGCGTTTCCGTTCGTCAAACACGACGACAGAACAGACGCTTTTGCTTGGGCTTTGACCTATTACTCTCTGAAAATAGATAAAACCGACCAATCTCTAACCGAGGCCATTGCTCAAAACAAACGTTTTCACGGACCTCCGACTCGAACAGGTTTTGAAAATAAACACGTTTTTCCCAACATATCGAGCAACCGAATGCGTTTATTTCCAGCAGATCATGCCTATAATGATCCAGATGGTGCTCCAGGTTTAGACAATACTGAGGAAGGAAGACCTTTTTTCGCTAGGGGTATTCGTACCGGGACTCGGGACATAGGGTACGATTTTGATTTAGACCTTTAACTTGTGATTTGCAACCACTTTAAAAGTTGCTATTGTTGTTAACAAAATGTTATGGCAAACTCTCCAGTTGACCGCAACGAGTCTCTGATGCAAAAGGACTTTGGGACAAGGGTTCTAGTCACAGATCCTGCTTCCGATAAATATCTGGAGCAATCTGCACGACAGAAAAAAGAAAAAGAACGTCTTTGGCGTGACAACCAAGAATGATCACATCGAACAGTTGATTGATAAAGACGCCTGGTGGACAATGTAACACAGGGTAAGAACAAAAAGTTGAGTTAGACCTCCAATGACTCATCCTTTTATTGACGGAGGTGATTTGCATGTAAAGCTTACCGGACACGAAGCGTATGACTTACCCATTGTTGTCAATTTATTTAACATGCTCACCTCAAAAGAGAAGCGCAAGCACCGTCGCGCTGAAGCTACCCAAATGCTAGAACACTCCTACCGCAAAGGTATGGACATTCTTCCGTTTTATCCCAAGACTGACAATCAGGAGTTCCTTTGGACCTCTTTGAATAAAAATACTGTCACCATCGCTATTGGGCCGTCCGGAGTTGGAAAAACTCTCGTCGCTCTATGGTGGGGTCTAACTGAGGTTGCTAAAGGAAATTTAGAAAAGATCTATTACGTTCGCAGCGATGTGGGATGCTCCTATCAACGCGGAAGGGGAGCTCTTCCCGGAACGATGGAAGAAAAGATGGCCCCTCTCGTGGGCCCAGTCCACGACAATTTGGTTGTTATGACCAAGAGTCAGGGAGCTGCCAAGTATTTACTTGAGAAGAAGGTTGTAGATCCTTTGATGCTTGAGGACATCAGGGGCCGTTCCTTTAACGAGTGCTTAATTATTTTCGATGAAGCACAAAACTCTCTGCCGGAAAATGTAAAAACCGTAATAAGCAGGGTGGGGCAGAACTCCAAAGTCATTGTTACCGGAGACACTCGACAAATTGATCTTGAGGTCTTCAAGTCTGACAACGGTCTGTTAGATTGTTACCATCGCCTGTCTAATGTCCCGAGTGTCGGGCGAGTTCGATTTGATAGATCTGACATTGTGCGCAACGGGGTTATTGCAAATATCCTGGAAGCTTACGAGGAATGATACCAAAGAACCCCAGTCTGGTTGTGGTGGACAAACGACCCTACCGAAAAATTGCACAACTTAATTGGGGGTTAACTTCAGATCAAATGAGGGGGATGCACGTGCACCATCGCATCTCCATATCTCAGTGAGGAAGCAACGATCCTTGTAACCTATATGTGTGCTCGCCCTCTTTTCCTAGGTGGGTCTGGCACAAGGGTGAAGAGTGGATTGAATGGGCTTTAAGAGCGCCAAAGAAATAAAGTAAATGCCAAAAAATCTCACGATTTACATAGAGGGACAGAAGAATATTCAGATCGCCAACGGGTAAAATCGCTAAGATCCCATATATCGAAGAGAAAAAACTGGACTGAGGAAACTTACGACATGGTTTGGAAATCTCACTTAAAGAGTGTAAGAAATGGATACCTGATTGCCAGGGGGTTGGAGTCAACCAGTTGGAGACGTTACTCTAATATGCTGAAGTATGCTTCTCTGGGATTTCTTTTGACCAATTGTTAGATACAGACGCTTACTTAAAAGAAATAGAAAGGATCGATAAATCCCCCATATCTCACCTAATATCACAATACTAAGACGAATGACTAAAAGCGCCTCCACTTTAGATTTTGCATCCGCAGGCGGAGGCGCACCAACTGCTGCGGAAATACAGTCAGCCAAGGCAAAAGCTATAGGCGGTGGTCCAAAAAAGTGCACTAAAGGCAAGAGTTGTTCAGCCACTTGTATCGCAGCGAACGAAGATTGCCTTGTAGAGTTCCCTGAACCTGTTCAAGCGGAGATCCGCAAAATGGTGGGGTTCATTATGAAGAAAGGGAATATCGAACCAGGGTCTGAACGCGACGTTGAACTCGGTAAATCTGCCACCCTCCTGGGGCAACAACTTACAGGGGAATCGGCTTCCGGTAAAGATAAGATTTTTACAACAACAAAACCTGGGCAATCTCGGCTACTTACTGCTCTCGAAATTGAAGACCTGAAGAATAATAAAGACAGACTAGGCGATGCAGAGTTTCAGCAAAAGGCTATGCAAGCTTGGCAAAAAGACGTCAACTCTAGAGGTGTCAAACTTGGCGAGAAAGATGTGGCGTTAATGTATGAATCTCTTCCGCAGTCTGCAAAGAATCAACTTAACAACAGCGGTAACCCCGGCAAAGGTAAGTGGTATGGTAAAGATAAAGAAGGTAATGAGGTTACTGATGCCAACAACGGATCGAAAACAAGAGGCATCAAAGTTCTTCAAATGTACCTTCAGCAAGGGGGAACCGATGCTTACGGGAAGTCTAGCCGTGTATTCTCCCCGGCTGACTTTGATGTGGAGCATGTAAGACCGGCTAGCAAGGGGGGTTTAGACCACCCCTCAAACTGGGTGCTTGCTCGCTCAGGAGCCCAAAGACAAAGAGCAGATACGGAACTCAAAAAGTGGATTGATAGTTTACCTAATCCTCGTAATCAGTCGGAAATGAAAGCATATTATAGCGCGGCAGCTAAAAAGGCCAAAGGAAAAAGTGCCCTCAAAGCCACGTTGGCCTCTATGGACGCGAAGACAATGAAAGACACTGATCTTATAAAGATATCTCCCAGTAACATGAAATACTTGTTTAACCGAGATAGCTTCTTTGTGTCTGGGTTATACGGGTTGAAAACGGGAGGGAGACTTACCAATACTCAACCGGCTGTTTTCGGAAGAGCTTACGGGTTGGCTAGAAAGCACCTTAGTGACGAGCAAGTTGCTAAAATACGTTCAGAAGTTAAACAGGTATGGAACAAAAATTGGATGGAGGGCGGAGGAAGCACGAAGAACATGGTTAGAGACTATATTAAAATCTACAAAAACGCTCTTCCTAAAGAATCTTTTGCCTTACTTCGTCCAGATATTGAAAAGTGGGGATCCAAAATACTAGCGGATTTCCCTCAGACCTCTCCAAAGGCAATGGCCAAACAGTGATTTCCCAAGTATCATGAATCCTTCTAAACTTATAGAATCCCATAAACTCCCTTGCGGGCCAATGTCAGTCTCTATTGACGGGGTTTGCCGGAGAAGATTGAGAGATAGTTTTGACTCTCTCCTCGATAAACTCACGCAAGAGATCCATCCTGCAGGAGTAGACGAAGAAATCTTAGAGCTAGAGGAGCGTGTGGAGTTCCCGGAAGAACCTGAAAAAGAGGAGACAGATGAGGAGAAGAAAAAACGTTTGATCACGGAAGGAAAAATGAAAGCAGAGGTCAAACACGAGGTTGAAAAACACAAGAACAAACTGACAGGGAACAGCAAACTGTTGCACGACCGCACGGGTAAAATCAAGAAAACCTTTTAACCATGGGTAAACCTACTTCACGTATTGGTGGCGACTTTAATCAAGAGGCTGTGGATGCCTTCAGAGTTGCCTATATTCACGAACTTTCTTCCCCGTCGGAAGACGGCATTGCCAATAACTCGGGGCTGCCTACAAACACGATTTCCAACACTTCGCCTTGGATTGAGCATACTGGACTTTGGAAATACCCTAGCGGTAGAGGACCAGACCAAGACCTGAAATCTGCATTCGACCCTAACGCCTACCTTTCCGGTGAAATGGTTGACGGGGAAGAAGTAGAGGAGACCGAGTTGGGTGAAGAAGAAACCGAAACCATCATTAATGAACTTCTCCATGAAGTCGGGGAGCAGACGAAAGAAGAGGAATAAGAAAACACAGAAGGGGTAAAGTTTACTATACGCTCTTCTATATGTACGGCTCATCCTTCGACTTCAGTGGCGTTTTGCTTCCGGGTGCCGGAGGTGCTATTAACGCTAGCAACGCTATCAGTGCTGAGCAACTACAGAAAGAAAACAAAACCGGCAAAAAATGGCGTCCCGACAAAGACGGGATGTTGAGCAACCATAATGAGAACATTCTCAAAATGAATGCTGAACATCGCGAAAAGCGTAGCAGTCTCGTTAATCGGGATTGTAACGAAAACGCGGACGGCAAAGTTGCGATGAAAGAAATTTTCGATCGCAAAAAGTCACGGATGTCTTCTTTTCGAGAAGCTAAGAAAAACGAATACGGTTTTTCAGAAGGTGACTCTCAAGACACCGAACTCCTCAGCATGCCTCTTCCTTCATTCAAGGAATGTGTCTGTGGCACTTGTCCCACATGCCTAGATAAAAAACGTAAAACCTCTGAGTTCCGCGAGTGGAGCACAGAGAAACGCAAAGCTCTCAAAGCAGGCAAAGTCAAAGGTGAGTTTGCTGGGCCAGGTATGAGTTTTCCTATTGCCGGTTCAGTCGACGTAGCCGCTGCTTGGGCTTCAGTAGGCCGAGCACCCAACCCACGGGGAACAATGAAGCGTATTATCGCCATTGCTAAAAAGCATGGTTGGGAGTCGGGTCTTCCCGAATCAGTCAAGAAACGTCTGGCAAATGGAGAATCTGGATTGCCTACGGAGTAACATGATCGGGATTGAAATTATCTTGGGAGTCCTAGGGAGCGGTATAACTATCGCATCTTCCCTGGGATGGGTTCTTGACAGGAACGGAAAAAGGATCGACTCTCGTTTTGCGAGCGTTGAGAGAAAATTTGACACTGTGATAGAAATAGTCACAGAAATGAGGGCTCAACTGCCCCTTCAATACACTCTTCGTGAGGACCACCTTCGTCTCACTGAGCGTGTTGAAAATCTACAAACAGAGGTTGCTGTTTGGCGACACAAGGATGACTGAAATGGATTTTGAAAACTTTGATTGGGAACGGCTCGAATCTCTAGGATTCACCGAAAAGGCAACCGGTGAGTTGAAGTCCGCGTGCTGGAAAGGGTACACTGCCGTAGGCATGAAAACAAAAAACGGTAAAAAAGTGCCCAACTGCGTCCCTGTCAAGAAAGATGCAGAGCATTCTGAAGGCGATATTGCTGCCGCCAAAATGACCGCAAGTTATCTTCCAAAAGAAGGTGTAGACTTTTTCGAAGGTTTCGACTCCGGGGAAGCTAACTGCGCTATGGCCATAAACCAACTTCGCGTGATGAGAGAAAAAATCGACATCATGCTTGGTATGCTCATGCCTGACGATAACTTGGAACCTTGGTGCGCTTCTAAACTCACAATGAGTTCACAAAATCTTGCTTCGGTTGCAGATTTCCTACGTTTTGGAGTAGAAACATGATGTTTGGTTCCTTCCCCGACGAGTTGTTAGAGCAGTTCAAACAAGATTACGCAGAGCGTCTCGATAAAAGCAAGATGCCGTGTAATAAGCCTCGCCGCACACCGGATCATCCGAATAAAAAATCGATCGTGAAAGCTTGCGAAAACGGTAAGGAGAGAATTGTGCGATTTGGTGACCAGCACATGAGGATCCGAAAGAATGAACCTGGACGCCGTAAAAACTTTCGGGCTCGCCACAGCTGCGATGAGAAGAAAAGCAAGCTATCGGCAGGTTACTGGAGTTGTAAGGCTTGGTAGTTTACTTG